TTTAATATTATCTAATGATAATTTATCTAATGTACCTTTTTCTCTGTAAATCTTAATAAGATCGGACATCTTATCTTGAAGAGCTGTAACTAAATTTAGTTGGGCTCCTAAGGCTTTGTTAGCTTCTTCAGCATTTTGAGCTTTAATTTCTTCTAGTTTCTTAGCCATTTTACATTGAATATATGTTATAAATATTAAAAGGTATTAAAATATAATACCTTTTTTTTTATTTTATTAAAATTTACTTCTATCTGGGTTTACCCAATCTAAAGTGGTTTTTCCGGGGTTATTATTTCCTGAAGTATTATTTTTATTTTTTTCTTCTTGGTCTATTGAATCTTGAGTAAATTTAAATGTAATACGTCTTAACCAAATAGGCATATTATAGAGAGTATCATAATCATATCCTCGACCATAAAAAATAATTTCGTGAATTTGTTTAAATAAATTAAATCTATACTCTTGAGTCAGGCCAAAAAAACTGTACCTGCATAGGTACGGTGACCTCCTCTTCACCATTTGCTCCTTCATGAATAAAGGTCATTTTAATATCTGGTTGAGTTGCTTTTAAATAAGATCTAAAAGCTGAAGCATCACGTGCTAAAAAATAATTATCAACAAATTCTCTAATAGTTTTAGGATCATCATCTCCATCTACTGAAAGGATTTGGATTTTTAAACGAGACGTAAGATCAGTAGATGCATTTTTATTAATTCTTTTAAGACCTTTACTTTCAGCCTCAATTGCTTTTTCATCTCTTGATGTTAAATATTTAAACGTAAGTTTATTTTTTCCTATAGGTGTTTCAAATTCAAATTCATTAACGCCTTTAGTTACTTTTGTTTCATCTAAATAAATAGTAGGAAGTTCGTTAAGATCTAATAGTATTTCTTCTCCTTCATATATAAAAGGATAATCTTTACCATAACCTAAAATACGAGCAGCAACCATAATAGCATTTTTATCTCCAATTAATAAATCGTCCCAATCAAATTTAGTTATTACAAGAGATTGTAGTAATTTATCAATTACTATTCCTTGTTTAATATAATTTAGATTAGTAAGAATATCTTCTTCTTTAGCTGTCATATATTTTATTTCGACAGTACCTTTTGATAAGGGATGTTTTTCAGGGTAAAGTAAACCTTTTGAAGGTAATTCTACGTGTTCCGTAGGGAATTTGTGTTTTTTTTCTTCCATAATTTTTATTTATTATAACTTTGTTGTTCGTATATAAATATATGGAAATAAAGGAAGCTCGCATTTTTTGCGAGCTTTCTTTAAAATAATTTTAAAATGATAAATTAGAAATTTAACACACAATAATCTGGTTGAACTGTCATTGTAAGGTTTATAGCTGTATCCGCTGTATCCCAATTGTATTCACCAAAGGCTGCACTTGTAATAAAACATCCTTTTAAAATCCATTCAGAAACAATATCTCCTACAGGACCTAATACATTTATTGTTAAATCTTTTTTATACATATCTAAATAACCATCACGTCCTGTTACAGATTCATGGTGTAATCGTACCCACTCCATTATTGCTTGAGCTCCTGAAGGAGTTACGGGGTCATAAAGAGTAAATGTAATTGGATCCCATTTTGTCATACCTTTAAGGTAACGTTGAACGTTAATATGGTTTAAGGTAACTGTTCCTGAGTTAAGAGTAACTGCACTTACACCCTTAATTTCATATGATGGAATCCCATCAATATACACGATAAACCTATTCGCTTGTTTTGGTTCAAATGCTGTGAAAAATATTTCGTTTGAATCTAATATGGCCATTTTTTTATTTTATTTAGTTTTATTATAAATATTAAATATTTTATTTTTTTATCCAGGGAATATAGCACCTGTTGGTAAAATATTAAAGTCTAGATAGATAAATTCTGCTGTTTTTGTTGGTTGGATATAAATTTGACCTACCATTTGATTTCTATCGATTACATCAGCTGTGTTATTACTATCATCCATAATTACTTTAAAAGCATATAAACCTTGTCTTTGTTGTACTGTTTCTAAAAAAGGATTTACTGCAGCTAAAAAACTATTTCTTGTAGCTATTGAATTTTGTTCAAATACTAAAGTTTGAGCTACTTGAGAAATATAAGATTTAAGGGAAATTAATAAACGACGAACATTTACACGATCAAGAGCAGATGCTTTTGTTTGTAATGTTTTTTGGCCATATACTACAACTCCATTTCCAGGGAATGTAGCTATTGGGTTTACTTTATTTTCATATAAATTATCACGATCTGTTTGAGATAATTTCTTTTCAGCTCTAACTGCTGTGCTTAATCCACCTCTAGTAATACCTGCAGGGGCAAACCAAGGTTCTGAAATACTATCATTGAAAGCATAAGCTCCTGCTACTAATGATGACGCTGGTAGCCAAACTAACTGTGCTGAATCTGGGTCAATTGTTTGAACCCAAGGCCAATAAGAGGCAGCATATGAAGTGTTTTTAGAACTTGCTTGGGCAACAGCTTGTGATATAGTAGATCCAAAAGGTACTAAATCAACTATATAAATATTATCTCCTCTAAGTTGAGTATTATTTATTGCTGTTGTTATTTGTGAAGCACCTAAATTAGCTGTTGAAGCAAATAATCCAGGAGTTAATAATACATTAAATCTATAATCATCAGCATTACCTAATAAGTTAATCATACTAGTATAACCACTTGCGGATATACCTTGTGGGGCTGTAGTAGATGAATCAATTTGATCATAATAATCTGCTTGACCTATAAATAAATCCCCTGTAGCACTTTTAAAAAACCCTTCTGAGTTTATTGGGATTGAACTTGTATATTGAGGTTTTGCAATACCATTATTATCAAAGAAGAATGGTGTTGGAGTTGTTACACTAGATACATAAACGTATCTTGAATTAACCGGATAATCTCCAATTACCTCAATTTGATTGTCTTGACTACTATATTGTTTTCTTTGGTTACCAATTACTTTAGATACATAATTTACTGAAGTTGGATCCATTGATAAATTAGTCCAAGTTTCTAATACAATTGGTGTATTATCATTATCATCACCTCTTCTAATTAGTAAAGTAAAAGTTCCTGAGGATGTATTATTATTTTGAATTTGATATCTAATATTATCCTCTGAGCCTGAAATTAATGAACCACTAGCATCTATTGAACCAGAATTATTCATAATAACACCCTCAGATATTGTTTTTAAAGTAAAAGCTGGTGTATTTACACCTCCTGTAAATAAAGTAGTAGTACTTCCTGAGATGTAATACAAGCTATTACCTGAAACTCCAGAATTTATAGCAAATAGATTAAGGGTATTCGTTGTATTACTTGCTGAAATGTTTGACCAAGAAGAAGTATAAGCAGCTACTGATGAACTTACATTAATTGCCGGGACTGTACCTGCAGCAAATAGAGTTGCGGTTGTAAAGGATGCAGCATTAATGTTAACTTGAGTTGCTGAGTTTGCTTGCGCAGAACCTGTATAATTTATAGTAATACCATTTAAATTAAATGAACTAGAACCAACTGATGCAAAACTAGATGAAAGCGTAGTTACATCTAATGTTGCTGAAGCTGTTGCAAATCCTATACCACTAGCTATACCTAGACCTCCACTAACAGTAGTAGGAACCTCGTCACATGAGACTGCAGGTAAAAAACTACCAGTTACTACTCTTGTTACTAATAAGGTTTCACCACCATTGTTAAAATAATTAAAAGCAGTTACCGAAGTAAAATAAGTATAAACTTGACTAGCACTTAAAAAAGTAGTACCAAATCTATTTTGATAGTCACTATAAGAACGAACAATTGTTGGGACATTTACAGGACCTTTTACTGTTGGTCCTACAATAGCGGCACCAACCACAATAGGTTGAGATGATACAAAAGAACCATCATTTTCTGATGCTTGTACTCCGGGAGATATTAATGTTGGCATGTTAGTAGTATTTTATTTTATTTGATTATAAATATATTAAGAATTTTCAAAATTAGATTTTTTAAATATACCTGTGTCGGGATCTATTATTCCATCTCCATATTTTTTATGTAATAAAATACCCATTTTTTCATAACTAGTATTTATTATTTTTAATTGGAATTGAAGATATTGCTTTTTTGATTGATATTCTATTTCTAATTCTTTAAAATTATTAGATAAAATATTTTTTTTTATATTTAATTCTTTTAAAACTGATAATTCTTCAGGAGTTAGAATTATTTGATCCATA